CGGCACGCGTGAGTTCTGACACTCCAGCGAGATAATGTCGATGGCCGATTTCTGCAGCTTAGGGAACACCTCTTCATACTGCCGCCACTCGGTGCCGAGCGTCTTCTTCCAGTCGGTGTTGGCTTTAATCCCGTAGCCATAGCGACCACAATCTTAGTTATCTATATGATTTAAAAGGATATAATTAATAATTCCACATACAAAGACCTGCAAATTTTAAAAAATAATCCTGTGATTTTTCAAAAAGATATCAAAGGTTTTGCAGAAGAAAAATGAAAGGTTTTTGAGCAGAATTCTTCCGACAGATCGGCTGAAAGACAAGCGCAAACTTTAGCTCAGAGAGGTGTTGCACACTAATCGTCACGTATATTTTTTTGCTCAGCGGCCGCCTGGGTTGATTAATAAAAAGGAATTCATGATGACAACTATCTTTATGAATTTATTATCTTTTTATATACCCCGGAATTCAACAATAAAAAATCATTTTTTTACCGCTTATGCTTGCCCTGCGAATTGAGATTGCTAAGATAAGCCATATAGCTTCAGCGTCGAATAAAAATCCTGACTGATCAATTAACAATCAGTCGTCTTGTTTTACTGATTCGCCAGACAAATAATAAAATAATGCTTGTTAAGCATTCATGTTGCATCACCTCATATTAATCTGCCCTTTCATCGGTGGGACGGATATTTTTTTCGCATTTAATCTTCCGTCAAATTTTCAGTGACCTCAACCGGCCAGCTTATATTTGGCGCATCATGAGGATCAATACGGTATAAAGCTGCCAGGTAGGTTTTCCACTTCATTAGATTGTTTTTTTCTTCTCTGGTCAACTCACCCACATCGAATACAACATTCAGCATCCGGATTTCACGATCGGCTTCTGAAAGTAAATAACTCTTTTTTTGCAGTGCCATTTCGTAAAGCGAGTGCTTATCAGGCTCGGGCGCATCTGCCCAGCAAGGCAAGCCTTGCTCATCCGCGCCGCGTGCTTTACCTGAGGGTGGCTGCACGCAATATTTTGCCCAGACTTCATCTGATACAGGCTTTACATCATCCGGCCAGCTTCCATTTTTTCTGTAATCGGCCTCACTGTCCATCAGATAGAATGAGTTTGTCTTTGCACTAAATCCATAAATCATAATCACTTCCCTATGCTCCACCAGAAACATTCTTTCTCCTGTTCACCAAGGAAGATGGTAAACTCACGTTTTGAATAAGAATGGATGCTGGGGTTGTAGGTGCTTTTATGGCCGGTTTTAGTTAACGTCACCTGAACCCCCCAGCATGCGAAAGGGAACGTCAACGGAAACATTACAGAAGTCCTGTTATCTTCTCTCGATAATTTCCCACCCTGAAAAATCAGGCCGCTAAGCTTATTCTTGTACCACCAGTAATCGCCCGCCTCACCGCAGTCCAATGCATTTTTCATTTCACGCTGGATCCATTCTGATAACAACCCGCTGTCATTCTGGTTTTGTCCCCAGCGTTTACCAGTAATATCCCCGTTGTCAGATAGCTTCGCCTCCCCCAGACGGATTTCCCCGAGTACATCAAGGCTCCCATTAATGTGAAGATCCCCGTCGAGCTTCCCACCAGTAAGAGGCAGAAAGTGCCCGCAGCCTTTAGCCTGATACCGTTCATCCGCCTGACGCAGATTAATCGCATGACCGGGCCCGGTGGCCTCAGCCACCGGCAAGGCCCCGCCTGCGCTTCCGCACATAATCCAGGCGGTTAAGGCGCTGTCCCAACGGACTTCAACGCTTCCGCTGCTGACAATTTCACCCCCAAGCAGTTCGGTATTTACAGATGAGAAAATGGGATATGCAGCGCTTCCATTTATGGAGAGCGTACCAGGTCCTGTATTTGCTTTTCTGGCCTTAAAAGCGAGCCGCATTCCATCGCTGAATGCAGGCGGCGGCGGAACTATACGCGCAACATAAGTATTGGATTCTCCACTGTCCGTGGCGCAGGTCATTGAGCCCTGCTGAATGGCTGTAACCAGCCCCCCTTCCGGTAAAAAAGGGGCGTTATCTGCTGCAGCGATATTCGCCCCAGTGACAGCTGATGTGCCATGTGCAACGGTGATAACCCACGCCGGAATGTAGCCTGCATCGACGGATGGCGTTGACTGTGAGCCGGTCTTTGCAGCAATACCCGCTTTAAGTACCAGCTCACAGACACCTGCGCGTACCGTATTCTGTGCTGTACCTGAGTTGCCGGGGCCGCTGAACGCAACGGATGGCTCCGCCGCGTTATAGTACGGCAGTAAAGTCGCACCAGAATCCTGATCGGCATAAGCAGCCTGAATCAGATAGTTAATGCTGTATCCTGCCATCTCCGGCGCTTTCAGCGGGAATTCCGTGGTCGTAGTCACAACCCCTTGCTTCAGGATGGTGTCTGACGTATCGGCTGCAAGTGAAGAATACGCGGTATTATCGATATTCTGCTGACTGTAAATCTCTCCGGGTCCGACACGGATGGTCATCGAAGCAGGAACAGAGGGCGTACATACCAGCCCACGCAGATAAGTAGCCGTTCCCATCAGGACTGACGCGAGTTTTGACAGACCAGTCATCGCGTATTTATTTGTGTTGAGCAGGTCAGTCTCAAGCGGAATAGCGCCCGGATATACAATCTGGCGATCCATACTATCTCCTGTAAAAAAGGCCGCCCTTAAGGCAGCCCTGAACTGAATACGGTAAGACGTAGTTTTATATAATGCGCACCCAGACAAGGGTCCCTTCGGGTTTGATTGCTGCTATGGCGCTGTAAATCTGCGGGTCTTTAACAAAGCCGTAGATCATTTTCTGAGACGCATACTCGCCGCGGGAGGCGATGCTGTAACCTGAAGTGCCAGAAGCATACCCGGCGACGCAGGGGATCCCCGCTCCCGCCGGCCGGTGCACAATGATAAATGCCTGACACGGCAGAACACAGGAACCATATCCGCCTGCTGCGCCGTAACCCATCATCGGGCCACCGTACACACCTGTATCCATAGGCCGTTGTGGCTCAAAAATGACCGGCGTGTGTCCGGTCATATTCTTAAGCGTGTCAGTGATGGACTGCCGCGTTCCCTTTTCACTGAACAGGCTATTCCTGATTTGATCTCTGAACACCTCGTCGGGCTCACCCATAGCCCGCTGCACTTCTTTTCCGAAGAAATCATGTGCTATCAGATCAAGCCATCCCTCTGAAGCCGTGCCAATCCTCGTTTGTAATCCCGCCAGGGTAAGGAGTGAATGGCACCAGGCCAGAGCCTGTGCACCTGCCGTTAAAATAGCATCCAGAATCGGGCTGTCCGAACTGAACCATGCGGGTGGCAGCAGTTCCCGGAGCCTGCCTTTAATTTCGTCCTGATCACCTTTCGCCATTTAACTCACCACGATGCTGCCGACACGGATAACCTCTTTGTCCGTCGCCGGAAGATCAGACGTTCCGCCGTTGAGGGTTACCGATGTGACATTAGTGATAAGTGGGCTGGTATCATATGCAATGCTCGAAAGACGTGAACAGGAGAGCAGCTGCCCCAGTCTGAGGCCTGTAATGTAATTTTCAATCGCAGCACGAACCATTGCAGCGACCACAGCATGTTTATCTGCAGCTTCAGTTGTAATGACCATAAAGACCCTTGCTTCAATAACCCTGGGGCCAAACACACCGAAGGCAACGGTAAAGGCCCTCACGTCGTCGATGGCGCGCCGGGCGCGATTAAGCAGCTCATCGTCTGGTTTGCCGCTGCCATCATCAATAATGGCGTAGAAATATCCTGGCTTATGCTGGCCATCAGGTATTTCATTTTCTGTCAGGGTGTAGGTAATACCACTTTGCAGCGTGGATAATGCATACCCGATAGCTGATTTCGTTGCCCGGGAAAGCGAAGAAATCCACGCCACAAAGCGCGTCCGGAAATCATCGTCTGATTCGGCATCTTTGCCGTCAGAAAAAGGAGCCGTATTGGTAACGGTATCAACATCAGGTACCGACCCCATGATGACGGACACCATGCCGATCTGTGCATTACCGGCCGCGCCGGCATTTTCCGCTCTGACCATTGCCTCAACAGAGCGCACACCGGCACGCATAAAATAAGCGACCTGCCCGGGGTCGTAACCCGATTCAGTTTTAGCCATGTCAGAACGCGACATGCCCTCGATAACGGTATAGGTCTGCGTACCGTCTGCTGTACTGACTCTGGACCCCACAGGGATCAGTGCCGGCTGCGTTGCGGTAAAGCGGCTGAATGTCAATGTTCCGGTTGCCTGTACTGCTGACAGCCGGATAAAGCTGAAGTCCGCCATCCAGCTATCAAGGTCTTCGCCGGTACAGGTAGACGCACGGGTTGTTACCAGCAGCCTGACAATAAGCTGCTGTATCCACATCACTACACCGGCATTTGACTCTGCGAGTGAACGAAGAATACTGCCGACAGACAAATCCACCAGCCCCCGGACCCGTCCCTGAAGGGCTGCAATCTGATCACTCACCAGCTCTGCAAAGGATTTCAGATTCAAAGAAGTCATACAGTTAGCCCGACACGTCAAATATAAGGGTTTCCGGGGTACCGGCGATGGCATCGGTATAACGGATGATGACACTGACACCCTGACTGATAAGACTGAGCGTAACTTCCGGTGGCGGTTGCTGAGCAACAGCCTCCTCAAGCAGAAGTTGTCCACGAATCAGCGCCTTCCATTCATTCACAAGAACGACGTCACCTACCTTGGCGCCGAGCCCCGCACCGTATTCCGGATGGAAAAGATATTCACCCGGGTTGGTCATAAGCCGTCGAAGGATGCGCTGTTTACCACGCTCCGTGCTGCTGACCGGTCGTAGATCGCCAGCCGGTGAAATATTCAGATCACCACCGGTGAAATGCCAGATGTCATACATGAGATAATTTTTGACCTATTGTTCTGTCCGGCGTCATGGACAGACTTCCCCTGCCAGTTTCCAGATGTCTGTGCCCGTTATAGATGACCCGGATGTTATCAACCGTACCCGACTTACCATTGAGGTCACTGATCTGTTTCTTCACGACAAGATTGCCATCCATCAGGACGTCGCCGCCGGTGAAATGATGTGCCGGTGCGTCATAGATGAGCCTCTCTTTTGCACTCAGCATGACCTCCCCGTTGTTAAGGAACTTCAGGAGCGAGCCGCTCTGATGCACCAGCCAGAATTCCCCCGAAGGCGGCCCAGGACAACGGTC